GAGGCTGAGAAGATATTTGATGCCGCACTGTATTGTCGATATATTAATGAGCTTTGCGATCTAACAATTAAAGGGAAAAACTGTATGTATATGGCAACCGCTCGCCAACGCGCCGAAGCATTTCTCAGAACCATTAACAAGTGGGAAGGAGGGAGCGATGACTAACGAACAAATAAACATAGCAATTGCGGAAGTGTGTGGGTGGACCTCTATTCGCTACAATTCTATCCACGGTAAATGGATGGGAACACAGCCACAAGAAGACCGTGATGCTTATCACCTCCCCAACTACTGCAACGACCTCAACGCAATGCACGAAGCGGAGAAGGTATTTGATACTGCACTGTATTGTCGATATATTAACGAGCTTTGCGATCTAACAATTAAAGGGAGAAACTGTATGTATATGGCAACCGCAGCCCAACGCGCTGAAGCATTTCTAAAAACAATTAAGAAATGGAAAGGAGGGAGCGATGAGTGACATTCAAAAAACCATCCAAACCCTGCGTGATTTCAACTTATGGCGCAAGGGTGACGACGCAATGGAACAACCCGATCCGTGGGGAATAGGAGAAGCCATCGACGAAGCGATTGAGGCCATGGAAAAGCTGGGGAGACTAACAGACGCTGCGCTTGCCGTTGTTGATCGCTGGAAAGCGCCATACTGGGATGAGGTCGGCCAATACCATTATATTGACGCGCTACGCAAAGCGGTAGAGGAAGTGAAAGGAGGCCCGCAGTGAGCGCAGGTAAAGGCGACAGCCCAAGGCCGATCAATGGCGAGATGTTCCGAGACCATTACGACGAGATCTTCAGGAAAGACGCCGACGATATTGTCTGCCCGCATTGCGGCAGCGACAAAGATCCATTCTTCTCACGAATTGAGCCGATGGGGGATTACTGCCCCGACTGCGGAAAAGAACGCGCATGAGCAATAAACCCAAACACACACCCAAGAGCATCACGCTCGGGCTCGTCCTCGCCTACTTCACCGCCGTCAACTGGCTCAGAAACAAACTCAACAAATGAATCCCATCGATCTCGCAAAATCATTCATTCGCCTCTCGAACTATCGAGTCGGTGTGCGTGAAGCTACATGCCTTTTCCTCTGCATCGGCGGTGCCACCAATACCAGCGTGGCCAAGGCGGCCAAGGAACCCGGCTATGTCGTGCGCAACCGCCTGATCTCGCTGCGCAACAAGGAGCTCATCGAGGTGGTCGAGCGCAAGGACAAGGCGAACATCTACCGCCCAACCCTACGCGGCCAGACAATCATAAACCATGTGCTCGGAAAGGTGCTGTCGTGAGGGAATCGACAATCGAGCGCGCGGTCTGTGACTACGCGCGAAAGCATGGAGTCATGGCCATGAAGTTGGCAGGCCCGAACCAGAAAGGCCAACCCGACCGGATGTTCCTATACAAAGGCAAAGTCATCTTCATCGAGTTCAAAGCACCCGGCAGGAAGCCAACACCACTCCAAGAGAGGTGGCTGCGCGACCTGCGAACACAGAAATTCATCGCCGTGGTCTGTGAGGACGCGACCGACGGCAAGTGGCTCATCGATCAAATCTTTCTCACTCAATGACCGAAACCTTCAAGCCCTTCGCCTACCAGCCAGCAATGGTCGAGCACCTCGTCAACAACGAGCGTGCTGCCCTGTTTGTCCCGCCGGGCAAGGGCAAGACGGTGGTGACGCTGGCCGCTCTCGACCAGCTCGCCACCATCGGTCAGATGCGTGGCGCTCTCATCATTGCCCCGCTGCGCGTCTGCTCGATCACATGGCCGACGCAGGTCGCCCGATGGAAGCACTCAGCATGGATGCGCGTGGCTAACCTTCGCACCAAGGACGGGCTCGACGCCTGGCATGAAGGCACAGCCGACATCTACCTGATCAACTCAGAGATGCTACCGACCCGCCTACCAGAGATGTTTCCGAAAGGCTCGCGCCATTGCCCAGTCGACACGCTGGTGATCGACGAGCTGAGCCTCGCCAAGAACCCGACCAGCAAGCGATTCAAGGCGCTGCGAGCGCATCTGCCGAATTTTAAGCGCCGCATCGGTCTGACCGGCACGCCAGTCCCCAACAACTACCTCGACCTGTTTGCTCAGATCCGCCTCCTCGATGATGGCGAGCGCCTCGGTACTGCATTCTCGAAATTCAAGGACGAGTGGTTCTACTCCGCCGACTACATGGGCTACACATGGAAGCTGAGGCAAGGCGGCAAGGATGAGATCGACGCGAAGATCTCCGACCTCTGCCTCGTGCTGATGGGCGACGGCCATGAGCTCCCAGCATCCAGCATCATCGATGTGCCGGTGGTGCTCCCGCCGCCGGTCAAGACCAAGTACCGCGCGCTCCAGAAAGACCTCCTCGTTCAACTCGAACGCGGCGAGGTGGTGGCACTGACCGCCGCAACCCTTTGCAACAAGCTCCTCCAGTTCACCTCCGGTGCCGTCTATGACGAACACCGCGCCGTGCATGAGGTCCACAGCGCAAAGCTCGAATCCCTTCGTGGCATCCGATCCCGCCACAATGGCGAACCGATCCTCGTGCTCTGCGCGTTCAAACACGAGTCCGAGCGCGTGCTCAAGGCCATCGCCGGCGCTCGCATGTTTGACGAGCGGGACTTACCGCAATGGCAAGCCGGGGAGATCATGACATGGGTGGCGGACCCGCGATCACTTTCCCACGGCATCGACGGCATGCAGGCATCCTGCCGGATCGCCGTCTGGGTCTCGCTCACCTACTCCAACGAGACCTACATCCAGACCAACGCGCGCCTGATCCGCACCGGACAGGCAGCCGAGACGCTCATCTACCGACTGATCTGCCCTGGCACGATCGATGACGCAGTCGCCGAAGCTCTTCGCGACAAGTCCGACACCCAAAGCGGCATGCTCGCCGCCATCAACGCTCTCCAACAACTGAACAAATCATGACCACTACTACCGAAGCACCTACCAAGATCGACCTTTATGACTCAGCCGAGGCACGCAGCCCAGCCGGATCACTCACCCTCGCAGACCTCATCGACGCCATCCGCTCGGATGAGTTCCAAAATCAAGTACTCGAGCTGCGGGCGATGCTCGCCGCCAATGACGAGGATGGATACGCGAAAGCCAAGCGCATGCTGCAAGCAGTCAGCATCTCGGGCGAAGTCACCCGTGGCGCACGCAAGGCCGCAATCTCCGAAGGCCGCTTTGCCCACTCCGGCTTCCTCCAACTCGACTTCGACGCGAAAGACAATGTCGGGTGGACGGTCGAAGAGATCCGCGAAATCCTGCAAGCCGACCCGCGAGTGGTCGCCGCCTTCCGCTCACCAAGTGGCGATGGCGTCAAGGCCGTGGCGCGGATCCCGCAATGCCAGACGCCCGAGCAACACAAGGCCGCTTTCATTCTCGCAGAGACCGAGTACGCCAAAGCCCACCTCACCATCGACACCGCATGCAAAGACCCCGGCCGCCTTTGCTTCGTGAGCTGGGATCCCGAGGCATGGGTCGACCTGAGCCGCACCGCTATGTTCGATCCCGGCGAGGTGGTGGCTGAAAGCCAACCGCTGCTCAAGCCAGTCCAATCAAATTCACCTGGCAGACTGATCCTGCGCGACAAGCACGGGCCATTCCCCGAACCACCCCACAGCGGCATCCACACATGGCTCATGCAGGCCGCATGGTGGTGCCGACTCAACGACATGACCGAGCACGAGACCGTCGAGCGCCTCCGCTCGTATGATGGCACCCTGCGCCGCAGCCTCCAACCGACCGAGGCCGTCGACGCCGCACGCGCGGTCTTCTCATCCCAACTCAACAATCCCGACTGGCAGATCGAGCAGCGGGTCGCCGCGATGCTCAACCCACCCGCAGGATCCACTGGCAAGTCATTCGCCCCCGAGGATGTCTTCTACGACGCGCCATCGGGCAAGTACCTCATCCGACAAGGCAACGGCTACGCGATCCACAGCAAGCGAGGTCCGGTGGTCACTGGTATCACCCGCCACCTCGCTGGCGAATATGAGTCGGCCAAGGAGCTGACAGCAGCCGTCAAGGCAGCCATCGACGACCGCGAGATCGATGGTGCGGTCCAATGGTCGGGTGTCATCGCCGGCCACCGACAAGGGATCATGCTCGACAACAACGGGCAGCAGATCCTCATCACCGGCGAACCGATCCTGCCTCAACCTGCAGAAGGCGACACTCCACTCATCGACAGCATCATCTCCCAGGCATTCCCCAATGACACCGCGATGGATGTCTTCATCTCATGGCTCTCCGGCCGCTACAAAGCCGTCCGCAGCTACACCCACATCCCCGCGCCGATGATGGTGCTCGCCGGTGAAATCAACTCCGGCAAGTCATTGCTCGCATGGACAGTCGCCCAACTCCTCGGTGGGCGCACCGCCAACCCCTACGAGGCATGGTCGGGAGGGATCCTTTGGAATGACGACCTTGTCGGGTCCGAGTTTCTCCTGATCGACGACTGCACCGGCCACACCGACATCCGCGCCCGACGCGCCTTCGGGGCCGCCTTCAAGGGATCCATCTACCCGCACATGATCCAGCTCCGCAAGCGCCACTCATCGTCGATCAGCGTGCGCCCAGTCTGGTGCTGCATGCTCTGCTGCAACGACACCCCCGAGGCACTCCAGATCATCCCGCCGCTCGATGCCGATGTCTCCGATAAGATAGCCATCCTGCATGTCCATCGCATCGCCCTGCCGATCGACACCAGCACCCCCGAAGGCAAGAAGCAACTGCAGATCGCCATCCGCCAAGAACTGCCGGCCCTCGCCGATCGCCTCATGCAGTGGGAGGTGCCAACCCACCTGCACGACACCCGCTCCGGTGTCATCGCATGGCGTGACCCCGAACTCGTCGACTGGGTCGACTCCCACTCGCCAGCACGCCGCCTCGAGGAGCTGCTCGAGATCGCCATCGAGGACATGGGACTCTGGCACGACTTGCCTGCCGAACTCACCGCGCTCGATGTCGAAGCACGCCTCACCAACACCCACAGCAAGGTGCGCGACCAAGCGAAGGCGCTCTTCTCATGGCACGGCGCATGTGGCTCTGCCCTATCGAGATTGGCAAAAATGGACAGGGGACAGGTCAAACTTGGGAGGCCGGACACCGACAGGAAAATCAACCGCTACATCATCACAGGTGAAAAAAGTTAGAAACTAGACCCCGTACACCCCGTACAAGTGGCGGTTTACGGGGTCTTACGGGGTCATGTTTTCTACTTTTACACGCGAGAAAATATATAAAGGGAAACCCACAACCAAACGGAGAAGTTGGAAACTTAACCCCGTAGACCCCGTAGGCCTCGAACAATGAAAAATCATCGCTCACGGCGCTAAAATGAAATTTTGAGGCAACTAACATTGCGAACACATCAACCCAACATCAAATCGATGACAGACCACGCAACCGAATGCTGCACGAGAATCAAGCGAGCTACACGCACGACATGGCCGCCCTCATCGATACCGAGGAGGAGATCATCGCGGATGACCTCGGCGTCAGCCTATTCACCGCCCGCAAGATCATCCGCATGCGGGAGGATGCTGTCATCAGGAACCAGTCGCTCATCCTCGCTCGAGTCATCGGCCTGCTGCTTCAGTCCAACAACCTACCCGCCACCATTCACGCCCTCGCCTTGGCATCCGGCCTCGATCAACTCAACGGGAAAAAATCCCAAGCCGAGATCGCCCGAGAGCTTGGCGTCACCCGCGCGTTGATCAGTCACTATGTCGTGGGCATCCGTGACATCCTGAGCGGCAATGACACGAACTTCGACTGCACCAAGTACCGCAAAGCGAACTCAACCCGCGAGACCTACAAAGCGAAAGCAACAGACCCTTTCACCAAAGCCAAGGCCGCAGCCCGCGCCCGGCTCACATCCACAAAATAGAAACCACACATGAACATCATCGACACCAACATGCTCGGCCTCAAGGAGCTGAGCATCCCAACCGACACCACCCAGTCACAATGGGAGGAGATCCACCGCAACTTACTCATCTGTAAGAAGTCCGCAGCCAAGTGGCTCAGCCAGTCCCGCTCGTTCGCCTCCGATCGCTGGGGCGTCGACTATGTGGCAGAGACCGAAGTGCAGCTCGAGCTTGGCCTCGGCCTGCCCGAACCCACGAAGCCCGAGCCACTCAACCCTGCCGATAAGTCGAAGGCGATCGTCACCATCGAAGGCGTCCATCAGTCCTTCGTTCTCTGGCAGCGGAAGATGAGCGGCGAGGTCGAGACATGGGATGACGACCGACTCAAACGAGCGTTGGATCTTCTCGAGCCGATGGAGCAGCAGGCGAAACGCATCCGCGAACTTCTCGGGAAATGAAAACGATCGACCGAAAAAATTTAGGGAGTCTCCTACGCGAGAGCGCTCATTTGGTGTTGGGTCACTCTCGTCAGTCGTCCGAATGTTGCACAATCGGCCTTTGTTGCACTGACCCATGGGCATAAGCGAACTGGCGCAGGCGCTCGGGATCGACAAGTCGGTCGTTTCCCGGCTGGTCAAGAAGGGGATGCCGGTCAACTCGGCGTCAGCAGCGCAGGCGTGGCGTGAAGTGAACGCGAAGCCGAGGGCGAAGAAAGGCCAAGCAGGGGAGGCGCCGCCCAAGCCGAAGATTGAGGAACCCAAGCCCCAGCCGGTCACAACCCCAGCGCATGACGCACCCGAGCCGGATGACGATGACAACACCCCGCGCCAGTCGCTTCGCCGGGCGAGGTTGGCGGAAAAGGTCGGCTACAACGAACTGGTCCTCTGCAAACGGAACGGCGGATCGATCGAGGACATTCGAAAGGCCAACTCGATCTACATCGCGGCCCGAAACAACCGCCACAAAGCCGAACGCGATTTCAAAGAATGGCAACGCGCGGAGGGCATCTTGCTCTACTTTGACGAGGCCAAGGAGATCGCCGGTCGACCGCATGTGGCTGCCAAGCAGATGTTGGAGGTGATGCCGAAAAGCCTCGCACCTCGCTTGTTCGGCCAACCGCAAAAGGCCATCGAGGCCGCGCTTTCCGAGTGGTGTGATTCTCTGACTGAAGTCATTCGCAAAACCCTATGACTCCCGCCGCCGAAGCCCTGCGCGAGCACATCCGCTCGATCTATGCGCCGATCGATCGCCGGTCGGTGGTGGATTGGTGCAGTGACGAAGTGATTCTCTCCGAGCGTCAGACGCAAATGCCTGGCGCTTTTTCCGTCTCGATGACGCCTTACCTGCGCGAGCCGCTCGAGTGCTTCGGCGACATCGATGTCACGGATGTCGTGCTCGTCTTTGGAACCCAGACCGGCAAGACCACCATGATCCAAGCTGGGACTGCATGGCGGATCTGCAACAAGCCGCAGCCGATGGTGTGGGTCATGCCGACTGAAGGCCTCGCCCGATCATTTTCGGAAACGCGATGGATGCCGCTGTTCGATGACAGCGCCACCCTCTCAGCTCAAAAGCCCGCCGATCGCCACCGGTTTAAAACCCTCGAGCAACACTTCAGCCGATCATCGCTTGTCTTTGTCGGGTCCAACTCACCGGCCAACCTCGCCAGCCGCCCCGCCGGTCTTCTCCTACTCGACGAGGTCGACAAGTTCGCCACCGAGACCGACAAGGAAACCAGCGCGCTGCACCTTGCCGAAAACCGCACGAAGAGTTTCGTCGGCGCCCTCCGCGTCAAGACCTCCACACCGACCACGCCCG